ATCATACCATCAGCGGCTAGGTTGAAATCACCACCACCGTCTTCATACATAAATCTATTGTATGGGATTTTAGAAACGTGCTTTAGTTTATCTGAGAAGTACTTTAGTGCTTCAACATCAGATAGGTCTGGACCGTCACCGCCAAGTGTTTCAATTTCTGGCGTCTCACCGTCCTTAGAAGGTAACCAGTATTCTCTAGAGAACTGAAGCATTGGCTTACCGTCTGTCATTAGAGAACCAGATTCCCAATCAAAATCAACTACCTCTTTGTAGTTGTGCATTAATTGTGCAAGAGATTGTTTTGCTCTTGTCTTAGACTTACCACCCATTGGGATGACAAACTTCATACGGAATGAAGCATTAGTCACTGCCCAAATAACACGTGTATGTTCCATGATTCTAAGCAAGTTAAACGCTCTAATAAGACGCTCAACATAAGAAACCCTTGAAACCGTTGTGATTGATGAATAAGAAATATAAAGAATCTGTGAATCGTATAGGACCCTTTCTTTAATTGGCTGGTCCTTAAACTGAATCCAAACCTTTTTACCGTCTTCTTTATTAAAGCCCGGCATTAGTGTGATAGGATCTATTTCCTTAAAACCAATAATCTCATCCTGATTTTCATTGTAAATAATTTCAAATGATAGATAACCATCAATAAGAAACTTACGGAAAAAGTACCAAGCTGATTGATCGCCATTAAAACCAAAGTATTGGTAGATTTGGCGGAAAGCTCTTTTAAAATAATTGTCAACCTCATCTGAAACATCTAGACCAATAATGTCTGGATAACAGAAGAAGTTTTTATCATCATATACAATTGTCTCATCACAAAGAATGTCAAGGATATCCTCAATCTCATCATGTAATGCAAACCTTCTAAGTTCGTCTCTCTTAGATGGGTAATCCCTATCAAATAGAGGGATTGACTTTCGCATATTGGTGTCAGTCATTGACAACGCCGCGAATGCACCATAAATATCATCATTGTCAAGACCCATCATATTCATCTGACCATACCCTAGGGCATCCTCAGTTGGACCGATGGCCTGAGACTGACGCAGTACCATGTCGTCGTAGTACATACCAAACGACGATAAGCTCTTAAGAGCGGTACTTAATGTGAATGGCCTCTTACCATAAGAAAGAGGTCCATTTTTATCATTTACAAAACCTGCCATTTAACTGCTTTAAATTTCTTTATATATTCTTACTCTTATAATACTTTTTGTAGAGCGATTCTAACTGTTCTTTAGTAATACCTTGTAGGTCAGCAAAGTCGCACAACACAATGTTTGCCCAGTTTTCATAAGACACCACGGCTTGTTTCTTTTTTATGCCGGGGATATATTGTCTAATTGCAAAACCAAATCCATACTTATCGAGATAACGCTTAGCACCTTCATAAGAAAGTCTTAATTGTCCTTGCGCTTTGGCGTTTTCTGCGGCACGAGTTTCATTGGTTTTAATCTGGCCATTTAATCTTATATGCACATCATCGAGTAATGTTTCTTTTAGCTTCTGTGGAAGCAGATTAAGATTAATGCCAACATCGTTGTTATTATAAGGATCGAGCGCCAATACAACAGGGTTCTTATCCCACCATTGTAAAGTCTCTGTTACCGGATTGTCGTACCTAAATACATATATTTTACCAGGTACAAATCTGCCGCCATCTTTTGCAACAGATTTATCTAAGAAAGTTTTGAGTGCTGTTGAATACCAATCAGTGGCACCTTTAATTGCCTTTGATTTAGAACCAGCTGTTTTTATTTTATCAGCAATGTCTTTCTTAATTTGACCCATTACTTCAGAGATTTTTCTGTCATTACGGCGAATTTCCAACCACGTTCATTAGCAAACTGTTGTGCCGCAATATATTTATCCCTATTAATTACATACTGTTCTGCAAGGAACTTATAGTTCTTAAGCGCTTTTTGACTATTAGTTGTCGGTGGCTTTGGTTTTTTAATTTGGGCCTCTGGTTTGATTTCAATAATCATGTGCCCAATTGAACCATCGTTCTTAAGTATCTTTATATAAAAGTCTGGGAAGTAATTACGTTGCTTATTATGGAGCTTTGACCAGTATGGTATCTGTATAGGTTCGCTGGACCACATAATTACATTTTCATTTCGGTCGCACCACATCATAAACTTACGTTCCCATGATGACCTATAAATAATTGGCTGTGGACCAACGTATTTTGCTAAATTAGTTGGCGTAAAATAACCCTGTACAAATCCGGATTTTTGGGTTGGCTTTATTCTTTTAATTGACATTAGATTGAAAACAATCCACCGTCTTCGCCACTGTTAGCTCCAGCTCTATCGATGGACATTGTGTCTTTGTATTTTACTGGATGTAGTTTGTTCCATCCTTTAGCATAACCACGCTTGGCGATTTCTGTAAAGTATGCAAATGCATTTGGATAATCTGGATTAAAGTTCTTCCAGTATTTCAAAAGATCTAGCAATGCAAATTGAAGGCAATCCTCGCGGTCTTCGTCATAGACATAAGACATTTTACGGATAGCACGCTCAGCAAGAAGCATAAGCATCTTTTCGGCAGTTGGCGTTAATTTACCCTGCTCTTTAGATTTAACAATCTCATTGTATAAATCTTTATTGTTTAAATAATTTTTAGGTTTAGCCACCTGTGATATATTGTTTTTTAACGTAGTGTATCAAATAATACTTATTATACAATAAAAAGGTCGCATTGTTTATAATGCGACCTTTTCATATTAAAAATATTTGAGCAGTATTAAATGCCTTCGCCCTGTTCGAGCTCTAGTTTTGATTTTGGAACCCTTAGAAGATCTTCATCTTCAGAGTTTAGAAAACAAACTACAAGGTCATCATTTCCTGCTTGAGAATAACCCAACGCGTCGATTGCCAATTCAGTACCTTCAGGCATACCTTCCCATTCAAATGATAGGTAACCTGGTACATAGCCGTCAGAACGCGATGTATCTTCTTCTTTGATCATAAACTGCTCAAATGCTTTAATGTGAACAAATTTTCTAGTTTTAAACATAGATTCTTCCTTTATAGAAGTGTGTGATTCTTTAATACCGTGTTTGTTTAGCCACTTAGTCCAATCTTTATCAGACCAGTTCATTCTATCCTTTGCACCTAAATCCCAATAAGAATTAAAAACCTCAATTGAAAGATCTTGATCCCAACCAAATTCGTCATTCATATAATCGGCGAATTGAGTTTCGTCCATGTATTCCATTGAATTAACTAGGACGTCAATGATGATTTTAATATTTTTACCTTCGAGAATCATTATAGAGAAGCTTTTAATTCTTTAATATCGTTTGTGAACTTTTCAATCTCACCCTCAATTAGAGCGTCAGCTGATTTAATTTCTGTAATAGCTCTATCAGCATCAGCTAATAGATTTCTTTGATCCTTTAGGAATGAAATCATTTCTTCAATCTTTTCAATCTTAGAAAGTGTTGATAGTCTAGCTACTGCATCACCTTCTAGAAGGTCTGCAACAAAAGTAGAGATATCAGTATTTGTCTTTTCATTAACGTAATCAACAAGCTCGTTTGCATTTTTAGCTTGGAAGAAGTTATACAACTTAGCTGTTTCATTTATTCTTGAAACAAATAGATTGTCACCCATTCTCATAACGTTAATTAAGTTGTTGTTTTCTTTAATCGTTTTAACAAAATCAAGATCAACAAACTTATCAATATTTTTTGCAGCATTTACAAATGCTTCTGCAACTGGCTTCTCGTCGTATCTAATAACACCCGCTGCCATAATATAGTTTACAAAACCTTCATCAAGAACTTGAGCATTGCCCATATAAAATGCATTTTCAGAAATGCTGTAATACATTTTATAGATACCCTTATACCATGTAATAGCATCGCTCGAAAAGCTAAAGTTTTCAACTGCCCATGCAAGTGGCATTAGTTCATTTGAAATTGTTTCGTTTTCAACAATTGTATTTTCTGTAGTATTGGCTGTAAATGATTTGCCGCTTAGGTAGAATTCTACAGAAGATTCGTCAATAATTCTAATTGGTGAAAGATTCATAATTTATATCTTTTGTTTTTTTATATATCTTACTCTACAATGCGTTTTGGATTATCATCAGATGTTCTGTCAAAATCCTTTGGATCCGTAGATGTTGGTTGTGTATGAATTTGGAACATTCTATTACCAGCATGCATCTCTGTGTCCCATTCAAACGAAGGAACGAATGAATTAATCTCAAGTGAGAACGTAACTTTATACCCCTCTTTTGAATCAAATGAAAATTCCATTGGGCGCTCTGTTGTATAATCTTCAGGCATTGCATAATATGAAGGCAATCTATATGAACCTTCATTCAAGTCACCAACTTCAACGTTGTATTGATTTGATTTATAAAGACGCTTAATAATGCGCTCAGTAATTTTGAAATTATCTAATTGCGATGATGTGATAATTTCAACATCAACATTAATATTAATTGGAATCATTTCAAATTCAGCAGTATAACCCTGCATTGAACCGTTATCATCCATTTTTGTATATGCACCTCTAATACGTTTATTGACTAGTTTACCAGAATCAACAGACATGCCAGTAAAATTAACAACGCCACGTGGAACCCTATCATAATTACCATCAGCTTTTACTGAATCCGGTTCACATCTCAAACCATCCTTAGTTAAGAACAAGAAGTTATCCTTTAAGAAATCTTCATCTCCAGCAATAGCATAATAGAATGGCACATCAACCTCAACCCTACCCGGTTGTTGAACAACGGTACCGTCTGGTTGGATTTCAGTTCCACCATTACCAAGTTGGCGGTAGAAATAAACTTTGTTATTTAAGTCGGCTAAAAGACCGATAATAATCTGTCTAACGACACTATCGTCTTTGTTCCATTTTACGTTATAAGTTGCCATAGATATTATATATCCTTATTCTATGGTCTCAATCTCAAACTTAGAAAAGCCGTTATCACGATAGATTTGAATCTTTTTATCAAATATTTCGTGGGGTAAAACTGAGTGGTTAATGACAAAGGTATTGATTTTGTTTTCTTTAATAACCTGGTTTAGGATTTTAAGAATGTTATATACACCGTCTGAATCAACTGATGACAAAAGCTCATCCAAGAATAATAGGTTCAACTGTGGGAAGCGAAGCTTAAGAATCTTAATGATTGCAATGATGATAATAAAATCTGCGGCTTTGCGTTCTCCAGTTGATAATGTCATTGGATTGATCTCTTCACCCAAGTGGTTAATGATGCAATTAAATTTATCATCAAAACGGATATGGAATGGCAAGTGCATTGTGTTAATCATTGCTGCAATATTTGCATTCAATCCTGGAAGGATTGTTTTAACCGCCATGTTCTTAACGCCATCTTCACCAAGAATCGCCTCAATTGTTTCAAGGAAGTAGTAGTCATTTGAAATCTTTGACTTCTCTACTGTTTTTGTATCTTCTTGTTCCTTGAATTGATTAATAATAGTTTCAAGATGCTTGAATTGCTCTGCATTACCAGATGCGCTTTGAATCTTAACCAGTTCATTTTTGAGAACCTGCATGTTTGTTTTAAGTGAAGATACCTTATCGCGAATCGCACCCTCTTTTTCTTTTGCAGATTGGATTGATGACTTGATAGATGCAACATCATCTTCGATTGCCGTCATTTTACCAGGGATTGCTTGAGCTGATTCCATGTATTCCTGCTTTTTGTGCTGGTGAAATTCAGTGTCGAGTGGTGTTTCACATGTTGGGCATGCATTTTTCTCGTATAGCGCAAGTTTCTTTTTAAGTGTTTGCAATTCATATTGCAAATTAGAATAAGAAACATTCTTTGTAGACAACTGGTCTTCAAATGTACCAAGCTTTTCTTTAATAGACGATTGGGCTTCTTCTAGCTTAATACGCGTATCATTAAACTTTGTAAGTTTATCCTTTAATCGCTGAATTTCATCTTTGTTCTTTTCTTCACTTTCTGCTTGCAAAACATTTAATTGCATCTTTACGCGAAGAATCGATTCATTGATTTGTGTAAGTTCTGATTCAAAAGAATCTAGGTCGGTCTTAAGTGTCTTGCGTTCTTCTTTAACCAAACGCTGCATATCATTTAAGACAGAGAACCCAAACATCTTATCAATGATTTGCTTCTTATCAGCTGGTGTCATTGTTAAGAATGATTTGAAATCATTAATTGATAGGATAATAATATTCTTAAATACATGGTATGGGATACCATATACTTCATCTTCGAGATAATCCTGAACTGACCTCTTACCGGCTTTGTCATATTCAACACCGTTAATAGTTACATTGAATTTACTCGGTGCCAATCCACGTTCAACTACAACATCCATTGTACCACAACGCACGTGGACCTTAACCCACAATTCCTTATTGATTCTATTAGGAAGGTCGCTCAGCTTAACGCCCTCAACCTTACCATATAGACCAAATACAATAGCATTGGCAATGGTTGTCTTACCATATCCATTCTTACCCAATGTCAAATAAAGTTCTGCTGAATCTTCTGAAAATTCAAGCTTCTGCTTTTTGTTGCCGTAAGATGCGATATTTTTAAATTCTACTGATATAATTTTCATTATTCGGTATCGTAGTTGTTAATACTCTTTTCGTATATCTTTTTTAGTTCGCTTTTTATATTTTGTTTCATATCAGTATCGACTGACATTCCCTCAACATACGAATCAAAAAGATGCAGGATATTATAGCTTTTAAATTCACCCTCGATTTCTCCCATATCATGTAGGTCTTTATCGATAATATCCTGCTCTTGATAGATATTTGGTTCAATTTTACGGGCTACTCTCTGTACTCTATTGATTAAGGCACTTAAGGACGCGTTTGTGGCTATTTTACTCGGAATGAATAGGTCTACGAAGTTATTCTCAATCTCTCGCTTAAAGTCGCCCAATGGCGTATTATAAAGCATTGCCAGATTATACTTAACAAACTTAGGTGAAACCGTATTCTTAAAGAATGTTTCTTCCATAGTTGTAAGGTCAACCAAATCAAATCCTTTTGTATTGCCTGAATCAGATCGTGTCAATTCATATGGGGTGCCAACCATTCTAAGTTGACCTTTACGCTGACGGTAGTGGATGTGACCAGAGTATACAGCATCGTAGCGGTCAAATGTATTAGCATCTGAACCGTGCATATTTTTAACTTTGGCATTAAGCGCAATACCTCTAACTTCTGAATGGCAGAACACGATGTTTGTTGATGGGAATTCAGAAAGCGTTTCAGCTTCGTGTTGCGGATCACGGCGCCATGGCATCATAAGAATATTCTTATCGTGCCATTGCATTAATTCAGGTTCTTTGTAAATCTGAACATTCGGAATCCATTTGAGTGAGTCGATTGATGTAATCTCATTTGACTTCTTTGCCCAAATATCATGATTGCCACAGATAATGTGGACTGGTAGAATTTCACCCAGGCGCTCAAATAAGTCTACGGCATAACTTAAGACTTTTAGATTGATTGATTGACGATTATCAAAAGCGTCGCCAACCTGAACCAATACATCACCATCTTGGACATGCTCCTTAAGAGTTGGTATGAATTGGTTTTCATAAAAATCTTGTTGTATTTCAAGCCATTCATTTGAGTTCGAGCGAATACCTAAGTGCATATCACCAAGAACCCAGACACGCTTAACCGGCTTGTCCTTTATTTCTTGTGAAATCATTAGAACAATCTATTAATGTTTCTACTTTTTAGTACACCTGTTTTCTTATCTAATTCCTCAATTAAACTTTCCTTAAATGAGTTTGAAAGTGAACTGTAAAATTTGCTTGGATTAATATTAAAATAATCCGATAATTCACTAAAAATATCTATACAACTATATTTGTTAGAAATCTCACAGTAAATGAATTCATAAACCTCATTGATATCGCTCTTTTTCAACTTTGTTGTATCTGCAAAATCATCTAGTTTATTAAATACATTAAATCTGCTTTTTTCAATCAGTTCATGAATATTCTTTTGAAGTGCAGCTTGTTCAATCTTATCTTCTTCAGGACGATCATCAGAATATTGTGGGCTAACAGTAAATGTTAAATTACCATTTAATTCAAACTCAGTGCTTTCAAAAGAGTTATCAAAAATCTTATCTGTTCTTGTACGTGCCATATTATAAAGCGTGTATATTTGATCCCGTAATATCGTCGGTCTCTGTTAGGCGCATATAATTATAATTAATCTGTAGACGGCATTTCATACCCTTTCCTTCACCGTCACGAATCTTAAGAATCTTTAGCCAGTATTCATGGTTGGCATGCATCAATTCATCCTGAATAATACCAAGCATAACGTCGGCCGTGTGTGATAGACCCGCAGATTCTGCAATGTCTGTTAGTGAAATATCTGAAGCATTATAACCAGATCGTGTGATCTGAGTTGCCGTAATAATCAACCAGTTGTTACGAACACCCATAGCGCGTAGGTCTTCAGCAATCTGTTTGATTTTCATATATGTGTTTTCTGTGTTTTGATTACGATGGTTTGCAAGGATGTTAATATAGTCAATAACAACAACATCCATTTTAATGCGGCGCTCCTCTTCAATTTGTTGTAAATAAGCTTCAATATCCAGAACTGTTGCCTGTGATGTTGGGAATTGCTTAACAAATAGATTCCCAGGTGGTGTCAAACCATTACCAACAGCTTCAAGCTTACGCTTGATTAGGTCTTTGTTCCTTGCCTTCTCTTGGTATTCATTGATTGGAATTGTCAATAGGTTTGAACCAAGACGCTTTACAAATTTATGTGCTGCCATCTCTGCGGTGATTACCGCAGTATTGTGTCCCATCTTAACTGCAGTTGCAGCATCGTTTGCTAAGAATATTGATTTACCAATATTCTGCTCACCGGCATATACAACAAGGTTACCACCTTTATCATAACCACCATTAAGTGCATGGTCAATGAAATTGTAACCTGAACTTACTTTTTCAGTTTCATGCTGATCGTGTGCATCAGCATTAAAAAAGTCAAGACCTAAATCAGTATTAAATGTAAGTGAGTTTCTATCATTAATAAGCATTTTAACCTTACCAATAATTGCCTCAACATTCTCTGGACTAACTTCTGTTGATTTAATAAATTCAACAGTATCAATAAGTGAGATATCAAATGTTCTCCACTTAATCCATGATTCTGCAGTATTTGTCAACCACTCTTCATCATATTCATTAAGATTAACGTCAAATATCATGTCGATAATATTTGATTCAATCTTGTTTGCAGACTTTGAGCGTTGTGCTAAAAGTTTAGTCTGTTCTTTAGATGGTGTTTCGTGGTACTTTTCATAAAACTTAAAAGCAAGACGCGATAGAATATCAATTTCGTCGGACGTATAAAAGCCCGTCTTGATTGATTCTAGATATTTTGGTTTCTTAAGTGAAAGTCTAAAGAAAATCTTTTCAAAATCTTGCGTGAATTGCATATTTTATTTTTTAATAATACTTATACCCTTAATTGGTTATAAGTTTCGGATGATACATTTAATTATTCGATTGAAAACGAACCAACCGTTTGTGCGTATGGAATATTAGTCCATAGATTTACAGCAATAGCTTTACGCGTTCCCGAAGTAACCGGTGCTACTTCATGTACAACAGTACCTGCATCAAAAATAATCATTCTGTTTGGAAGTGCTTTAATAACTTCTGGTGCTTTATCTGCACCCTCAGTATAAATTAAAAGCTCACCACCTTCAAATGTTTCATCTACAATTGGATAGTACACAGTTCCTATAACTGGACTTACGATCTCACCTGTCTTATCAAACCAAGCTTCGTCTTTGTCAAAATGTCTAACTAAATGGTTTTTATGACCACTTTCAACCACTGCAGTCTGAATGCCAGTCCAATATTCAACACCCGAGATTTTGTAACCATGATACAATGGTGAATTATATCTCCACATCTGTTCAATAAGTACTTTCTTAGTCGTATCAGCTGGTGAATTCCACCAACCATCCCACCAATAGTATACACCTGGGTCTGCGAAGAACTTCTTGTCTTCTTTAATGCTTCTAATAAGATTCTCATCTTTTAGAAAGTTGTCAATTACTACAATCATTCGAATGGATTTATTATAATTTTATATGATTCTTTACCAGGCGTGGTGTTTGTTTGAAGCACGTAACCCATTTGTGTAAGCTTGCTAATTGATTCGTCAATAATATTTGGATCACTGTCCTTGAACCAATACGTAATACAGTGATGTCTTGTAAATGTGCCTTTATACCTATGTGGATTTCTTACAGATAGGTCAATTGCATAATATAAGATATCGAGTGGATCTGGATAACCATCCAGACCTCGCTCAATACCTAAAATATATTTGATTGGAATGCGATCTTCATTAATCGTTAAAATCATAATCGCTGTCGTCTTCAATTATAGAATCATAATCAACACCCATAGATGTATTGTAATTGAATAGCGGTTTAACTTTCTCTTCAATTTTTTGTAAGATCTCTTTTGTAAATACCTTATCTGTAAAGAATTCATTATTAGGTACCGTTTCATCGAGGTGTTTGCAAATCCAATTACGTGCAGTTTTCTTAGGAATCTTTTCGCCCTTTTCAATAATACCACGTGTAATACCGATGCTTTCCCAGTCAATATAGTTTTCAAGACCAACGTATCGGTTCATACCTTCCGTATAGTGTAGATGGAACTTGATCGGATTTGGTTTTGCAAATCTGTTTTTATTTGGTTTAGCCGTAACAATGATACCTGCTTTATCGCCAGCAGAATCTTTCAACTGTGCCTTATTTAAGAATAAGACAATTGATGCAGCATATTCTGGACCTGTACCGCCACCTGCAACTTGACGTGAAATAAAGTCTTGTGTTTGGTATGTGTGGTTTGTAAATAGGAATGGAATCTTCAAGTCAGCCATTGGCGTCATAATGATACGGAAGATTGACTTCAAGATTTTTGAACGTGTCATATCTGATTTCTCAGAACCTGAACGTGCGTCTTCAATTTCTTTGGCAGTTGCAAGGTTACCCGCAGAATCAAGGATAATCATAATCTTAGGTACTTCACCACCAGCACGCTTTACTTCTTGCATTTTACCCGTGATTGTTGTAATAGAAGTACGGAAGTCTTGTACTGTGTTTACTGGTTGGTAATTAACCTTAGATACATCGATACCAAACTTCATCATCAAGTCTTTATCAACCGCTGCTTCTGAATCATAAAATACAACATTGTATCCCATTCGAATTGCTTCACGGACCGAGTTAAGAATCAAGAAAGTCTTACCAGTACCAGACGGTCCGGCGATTGAACATGAACGGTTGTTTGGCCATCCGCCAAATAGTGAACCTGAAACACATGCATTTAAATGATAATTGCCGGTGTCAATCCACTCGGTAACATCTGAAAATGTTGATTGTTCCATCACTGAACCCAATGGATTGATATTACTCAATTCAGCATTAAGGTCTTCAAATGTAAAAGATTTATTAGATTTCGCCATCTTTTTCTGTTTGTCTATATTGTTCTTTTTTACGCAATTCTTCAAGCTCTCTTAGCAGTTTTGCCGTAGCTTCTTCAAGCGTATTCATGTCATTTTGTAAACGATTAATCTCACCATAGATAAAGTGGTATCGCTCTACATAATACTTTTCTGCCGGGGTTAGATTCTCGTTATTATCCATATCAGTAAGCTGGACTATTTTGTTGAATGTATTCCCAAACCAATTTACGAACTTCATTACCAAATGTCATATCGTTTGGATTTTCTGAATGAAGTTTCAAAAGCTTTTGCATAAGCTCATTTTCTTGTTTATTCATAGCGTTATAAATTTGCATTATTAATTATACGAGTTAATCTTGGCTTTGTTTAAAAAAGCGCGGTGGAGTAAATAAGGTTCCTATCAATGTTGTGTAGACCAACAGCAGTTAACACCCTATTCATTGGATCGATAATACATTTTTCAAATTGTGTCTCATAGTCAACTGGTGGTGCAATCTCATATGGATGATCACCTGGAAGATACGCAAACATATCTGATAAGTTATTTGGATCAATTGAATGATAAATCTTTAGCTTTTCGCCATTGCCAATCATTCTGTATTTTGATTTATACTTCGTGTTATTATTGAGTAAGAAGTTATAATAACCCGCCGCTTTAACGTTTGGTGGACATTTCAATCCAAACTGGAATTCAATGTGGTCGTCAACAATGTATTTCTCAAGGTTGTTTGTACGACGGTTAAATGAAATATCATCCAGCTTAGCTAACTTAAACTCTTTCTTTGCATTCTTCAAAAACTTAACTAGTTTTTCTAATGTTTCAGCAGTTGGACCAGTTGGCTCCGTAAAGATAATCTTGAGTGCCTCGGCCAATTTCTTACGAGCAAATGTTGGGGTTGACGACTGGATAGTGTCAAATCCGATGGTCTTTACTCGGCTTAGAGGTTTGTGTCGCTGTGTCTTTGGAAGCTTATCATCCCATGCAATGTCTTGAATGTATTTCTTTTTAGACATCCAGATACCACCGTATGCAACTGTTTCAAGTTCAAATACAAGGAAGTTATCGGTGTTATTAGAATCTGCATATTTTTGCATTGCTTTTGTAATGTAATCATTCAAACGGGATTCATACAATGCTAAAATAAATGTATCAATAGATGGTGCATTTTCTGGATCTTTCCAAACAATAGTATTGTACAATTCATCAAACTGTACATAACAAGAATCTGTATCAATATAGATTACCGCGGGTTGGTGGCATTGTCCCTTAATTGATTGCACACCGAGTTGTTCATGGATTTGACGGTCTTTATGCCAGAAATCTTGAACATATTTGTTCAAGATTTGCTCTGAATATAAAATAGCGTTCTGACTTTGGAGGGTAATAGATTCGGCAATATCAATGTTAAAGAAGTGAAACCACTTATTACCAAATGCACCATAGATTGAGTTGAGGGTTACCTTTACGGCTTGCTCATAAGCAGTGTACTTGGCAGACATTGTTTCATAATGTTCCGCCAAGCGCTGCAGATCTTCTTTACTTAGTGAATCAATTGGAGCTTCTTGTAATTGCTCTATTGTCATTATTCAGCTGTTTGACAGGTTGCAATTGTGAGGAAGGTGTTAGAGTCATTTGACTTCATAACAACTTTATTGCCTGAAACATAAACACAGTATTCTTCGCGATCAAGTAGGTTCAAGTACTTCTTGTAAAGAGTTGCCTCTGAAGCAGAACCGTTAAAGCTTTGATTCGCCTGGTAATTATAAGTCTTACCTTTTACGCGGACTTCACTGTTAGATGCAGTGATTGAGAATGTTTCTTCTTTGTCAAGAGAGAATAGTGATTTGATTTTGCCAAGTGTATATGTGTCAAGTACAAAATCAAAGTCTGAACCTTCACGGTCAAAGATAGTTTGCAACTGTGCGTCAGTTAGGTCTTTGAAACCAAGTGATGGGTCTGAACACGCCAATGTGATTTCGAGTTCATTATTGAATAGACGCATTGAAGAGCACACAAAGTCTTCTTCATTTTCTTGGAATTCCATAACGGCTTGTACCTGGTCTGCATTAAACATTTTCAATGCATCAAGAACTTTGTTTGCATCAAAGAACGCAACTTTCAATTCTTTACCTTCTGGGAGTGCCTGAGAAATAGAGAAGATGTCTTTAATCTCTACTGTGTGCAATTTGACAGCATCACGTTGTGGTAGATAAACTGCAGAGGTAACTGCACCCGTGCGAAGTTTGAAATACAAAAACGTGTCAATAGCTTTTAGGCGGTTGATAAAATCAACAAAGCTATTTTGGTCAATGCGATTAATTTCTAATTTCATGTGGTATTTTTTTAAGTATAGTTATTGTATGTAAATAAATGTAAATGTTTCAAAAAAAGCGAAGCCGGGAAGTAGCGAACCCCCGGCCTCTTCCGTTAACTATAACGGTCCTAAGGGTGGCCATCACAGCCACACCCTCTTTATCCGTCGCAGCTTAAGCAATCTGGATCTGTTGCTCTCGTTGCAATATCACCTCTCAGTACAGATTCTGTTCGCATATAGTAAAGTGTTTTTACACCTTGCTTGTACGCTTCCAAGTGTACTTGGTTGATGAATTTCGGAGTTGCTTCTGTTGGGAATGCCAAATTCAATGAAACTGACTGGTCAATGTATTGTTGTCTAATACCAGCTTGACGAACAAGTTCCATTTGATTTAGTTCCTTGAATGTTAAAAATACATTCTTGATTGGCGTCCACTCATCCTTTTGAATGTCTGTTAGTTTAGCCCATTCTTTAGCATCAATATAAACACCCTTAGTTGAATACTTACCGTACCATTTATCAAGTGCTTCTATATCCTGGACTGAACCACCGTCAATAAGGATTTGATCCCAAATTTCTTTTGTATTAATACCTGCATGCGTCAAGAAATCTTCAAGAGTTGGATTCTTACGGATGAAAGTACCTTTAGCTGTTTGCTCAGTGAATACGTTAGCAGCCCATGGTTCAATACCCGGTGAAACGTTACCAGATAGTTTTGAGTTTGATACCGTTGGTGCAATAGCACGTAGGTGTGTATTTCTCATACCTGTCCCAACACACCAAAGTGGTTCACCAAATTCAGTGGCCATGTCTCTCGAGGCGCGTTCTGATTCAACTTTGATTTGTGAGAAAATCTTGCGAGTTTCAAACTGAGCACCCATTGAATCAAATGGAATATTACGTTCTTGTAAGTATGTATGCCATCCTAAAACACCAAGACCAAGCGCTCTACCTTTTTCAGCTGAGCGGACAGAGTTCTCAAACCCACGCATATATTTTGCACGAGTGATGAATTCTTCTAGCACACCGTCTAGGAACCAAGTTGCAGTATAAACAAGATCGGTATCTTTCCACTCGTCATACTTTGCAAGGTTGATTGAAGACAAGCAACAAACAAATGAGTGATTCTCATCAGTGTGAAGTGTAATCTCAGAACAAATATTAGTCATGTAAACTTTAAGACCATTGTTCTTGTATGCATCCGGATTTGCGCGGTTGATATTACCCTTGAACATAATGTATGGTTCGCCAGTCGCTCTACGCTTACGAAGAACCGCAGCCCAACGCTTACGTGCTTCTTTATCACCAGCTTCAAGCTTTTGCATAAAACCATCTGATACAACAATTGATTGGTGCATATTCAAGGATTGGCGGTTCACATCACCCTTAGGTTCACGAATCTCAAGCCATTCCCAGAAGTCACCGTGTTCAATATCAATATTAACAGCTGCTGCACCTCTACGTACAGAACCCTGGTTTGTTGCAAGGATTGATGAATCGTAGATTTTGATAAATGGTACAACACCGTCTGATGTACCATTCTGTGTAATCTTAGAACCCGCTGGTCTAATTTGATTTACACCAATACCCACACCACCGCCGTGTTTAGCAAGTAGCATCATCTCAAGATTCTTTGTACCAATCTCATGGATTGAATCACCAACGTCAATACCAAAACAAGAAATAGGTAAACCACGTTCAGTACCTGTATTTGAGAATACTGGAGTTGCAAGATTTAACCAACCTCTCCAAATATAATCATAAAACTTGCTAGCTAATTCTGGTCTACCAAGTCTTTTGGCTACTGTTGTTGCGACGCGCCAATAAGCGTCTTTTGGTGTTTCATCTTTAAGTAAATATCCTTTAGATACTGTCTTAACGTAGATTTCGGTATTACCCCAAATAGGGAAATCAACACCTAGTTCCCAGCCAAGCTCAGCACCGTAATTATGTATATCTGTCATAGTCTTTATATTAATCGAACAAATCGTCTTCGTCCCAGTTTTCGCCTTCACCAGCTTTAGAGTAGTCGGTTGGTCTTACCGCAAAGAAGTCAGTGTGTGTATGACCTCCAGTCAAATGGTAGAACCAATCAAGCGCTGCAGCTTGGTCTTCATTATAGTCAAAAACAGGATCAATGTTTAGCTCTGCAAGCTTTTCATTTGCTCTTTTTTTAATAAAATGTTTTAGGTCGTCCGCCTTCATATTTTCAAGATCGCCTAGCTCGAACATTTTATCAATATAGTTCATTTCCATTTCAACCATAAGCTTTGCAGCTTCAACCACTTCGTGCTTTACCTCACCTAAAAGTTCAGGATATTCTTCACACATATGGCGGAAAAGTTGGCAACCCATCTTTGAGTGTAGTGATTCGTCACGTACAGACCACTTCATTTGCTGACCAATGCCCTTAAGCATATTGCGCATTTGAAATGAATAAAGTACAGCAAACGATGAATACAATGCAACGCCTTCAGCAAATGCTGAAAAGATAGCTAATGAACGTGCGACCTGTCTACGTGCTCTTGCACTTGTTTGAAGATCTTCCCATGTCCAATCAGCTTCTGTATTCATCAAGAATTCAAATCTTGCAGCAGTTGATGGTTCATGTAAGAATGCTTTAAAATCTTCAAGTCCTAACGTTTCATTTAAGTATGAATAAGCAGTTGCGTGAATTGTTTCTTGTGAACCAAACATCATTGCCATTTGCTTAATCTCGTGTTTAGGAAACCATTTAGTTACCATACCAGTCCAATAATCAGATACCGCACATTCAGTCTGTGCAAAACCCAATAGGATATTACCCACAAGATTCTTTTCTTCTTTTGTCAATGCCTCATTCCAATCTTTGACATCACCCTGCATTGAAATCTCAGTGTGTAGCCAAAATGCTTGTGCTTGCTTCAACCAACCTTCATTATAATAAACCGGATATTCAAACGGTTTATATTCTATTCTTTCTTCAAATAATTTTGACATTTTCAAAAATATTGTTTTTTTAAAAAACCTCTTTAGACGACAAACGGGTCTTAGATTTTTGAAGATCTAGACCCGCTTGGTTTTAATAAATTATATATTCACGGGATTCAAAAAACACAAATTAGTGTATCACACTATAATTTAGCTAATCTATCTTTTACCTCTTTTGCCTTTGTATAATACTCATAAGAAGTCTTCTTATAATCTTTACGCTGGCCATAAAGGTCACTTAAGATTTGCTTAAGAATAGAATCCTTTTTATCATATACAACGCCATTACTGCATACAATTTCATCCTTATTCTTTTTGCGTTCTGGAATCTGTGAAATTGGAATAATTTCTTTATATGAATCAGGCGAAATATTAAATTGTCGCATGATTGATGGGTATAGAGACGCAAAGTCAAATGCAGATACACCTTGATAGAAACCAACCTTTGGTTGCTTTACATATGCACCAGCAAACTTACCGTCTTTTTCACCACCTTCTTTACCTTCAGAAGCAACACGCCTGTTTTGTTCCGCGAGTTTACGGGCGATGAGTGCTTCAGTCACTGATACCGGAGACGCTGCTTTATATAGTGGCATCTTGGTAATCGAAGCTAGTGTAAGAAGTACTTCCATTGATTTTAGCTTCTGGTCAATATAGTAAACCAGAATAGAGTCAACTACGTTATAGTAGATGTACTTAACAAAATCTTGCTCATAAAGGTCTTGTAGCGACCCCTGGAACTTAATCTTATTTAGATTAAGAACCTGACCCGATACATAATCAAGTGAGTTTGATTCCTTAACTTTAACAGAACGGTCGTACTTATCATACAACTGCATATAGTCGAGAATACCCATATGAAGTGGTCGACTGTCTGTTCTGTCAAGCTCTTTTGTTTTGGCCGCTTGGGTAATATCAATCTGAAGGCGCTTGCATCGATTTACAATGTACTGCCAGTCATAGTTGATAAAGTTCCAACCCGTCATCATTGGAAACTTAGTCATGAAACGATTGATGAATGTAAACACCATATCGTATTCTGTTTCAAACTTGCGGTAATCAAATGTCCAATCCTGATCCAATGATTTAAAATATTCATTGGTATCGTTCTGGATTTTCTGCATCTTCTCCTGCGGCATATCTTCTAGACCAAGAACGATTGCCTTACGGTCTGGTGTAATGATAGAGAATGACAGGATGCGCGTCTTAGCTTCTTCTGGCTTTGGGAAACCATCAATAATCTCAGTCTCAATATCGACAAAGTACGTCTTTGGCATTGTTGGCTCAAAGATAATATCTTTATCGGTTTGAGGTAAATTGTCAAGAAATGAAATAAGTGAAAACTTATTGTATTGACGGGCGTTACCTTCTTTGATTGGGCGACCGTCCCAATTACGTAGGGTTTCGTGTTTGTATCTATCGTTCTCTTCTGTGATGTACCAGTTTTTGTATTGTTCAACCGGATAACGGCGGAACTTAACCTGGCCCTCTGTGTCGTAATAGGAAACAATAATTTCTTTTTGTCTTTGCTCTACGTCTAATAGCATTAGTAACCTCGTTTTTGACGGTTCTTATTCTCTTCTGCCTTTGCAAAGTAATAGTTGTATGCTGTTTGTGCATCAAGACCAATTGACGCGGCGTAGTTCATAAAGAAATGCAAGATATCAACCCACTCCATATAGAGTTCCTTCTTATCACCTTCAGACAGGTCAGCTACTTTCATCGTATCGTATTTTGCAAAGTCTTTCTTCCAAGTCTTCCATACTGCACTACCCGATCCATCTTGGATACCGCCAAGTGCATCTGTCATCTCGTGAATCTCATCAATAATAGCATGTGTATTTACATGCCAAAAGCTCATGATTTCACGGATAGTCATATTGTCAAAATTGATACCGTAAGTTTTCTCTTGCATCTCTTTCTGATGCTCCATGATGTCTGCCAAGTGCGTTGAAGATTCTATATAGAAATCTTTAACTTCAAGGTCTTTACATTGATTATCTGCGTTTGCCATATTATTCTGTTGTAAAAGGTAGCTTACCATTCCACTTTGGATTGCGTGCAATGTGTAAGTCGTATGTGTTATTCTTAGTGACGAATTGGATTAATGTTTCTGAATCTTGAATGATTTCTTCAACCGGCTCTGACAAGTACTTGTAAGCTGATTTACTACGCACTTTGGCATAGTCCGTATTTACAAGTGCTAACAGTTCATGCAATGACAGTGTTTGAAAGTCAAGTACCAAACTTCTTCCAAGTTGAACATCATCATGAGCATCCTCAATACCGCCGCCGCCGTCTTGGCTCCATGTAACCCAGCTAATTTTATCAGCTAAGATTTCTTCTGTACCGTTTTTAACTAATTTAAAATTTGTTTCCATAGCTATTATATGGTTTTATTCGTTTTTGTTTTTTGAACTACTAATGATCATGGCAATCAAGTTGAACAAAAAGTGTGGCCATGCCATTACAATATATAGTCGCTCACCGAAACTATATTCAGTCAAAGATTTCAAATCTTTATCGTCTTGTTGTTCCGCAACTTTACGAACAACAATCATTGACAGATCAAGCATCAGCATTAAGAATGTACCGATTACTAGATAAATTGTTAAATAATTAAAAATATTCATCAGTTGCTAAGTGGTGCTTTAATTGCTGGCCATGGATCGTAATACTCAATTGTATAATCAAAGTCACCTTCAAGTACACTGCCCGTAAGCTTTGTCAATTTTGGAAGTGTTCTTGGTTGACGTGCCAATTGTTCTTTAACCTGTAATTTATGGTCATTGTAAATATGTACATCACCTAGATTACCAATAAGTTCATCGGCAATCATACCAACCTCTCTTGCTATCAATTCTAGCAATAGCCCGTATGACGCGATATTAAATGGAAGCCCCAAAAATGTATCTACCGAGCGTTGGTTCCACATTAGAGAAATATAGCGCTTACCATCTCTTTCTTGAGTATAAACCTGAAATCCATAATGGCATGGCGGTAATACCATGTCATCAAGTTGTTCAATATTCCAGGCACTAACCATTAGTCGACGAGAATCTGGATTTGATTTTATTTCGTCAATAAGATTTTTAAGCTGGTCAATACCCGGCTTTACACGCTTTGTTTCACCAAGAATATAATTTGTTTCATATCTTGCACCCCATTCGCGCCATTGCTTACCATAGATAGCACCTAACTCACCCCACTTTTGAGCAAACTCATCATTGGTTTTGATTTCGTTGATGAACTCATCCATAGTGTACGGGGTAAATTGCCAAGGTGTGGGTTCAAAATTATTTCTATAATTCTTATATGCATCACCATTCCAAATATTACAACCATTATCAACAAGAAACTTGATGTTGGTATCGCCGCGTAAGAACCACTTTAATTCTGTAGCAATGCCATTGGTATACATGCGCTTAGTTGTTAGCAGTGGGAAGCCATCGCGCATATTGTGACGAATCTGACGACCAAACACAGACACTGTGCCAGTACCAGTTCTATCGCTTTTTTGGACACCATTCGCTTGGATATCCTTTAATAGATTTTGATAATCTTTATCAAGCTTATTCATTGCAAACTAAATTAAATGCCCGCTCAAATGATTCAATTCGAGTTATATGCATATTAATCTCTCTCAGGTCAGCGGCTTTTTGTAATACTTCTGCCCGTAGGCCGCGGGCTGAAGCTTCAATTAGAATTTCTTCGATGTGTGCTTCGTCTGTCATAATTTTACCGTTTTACGTTTTTCACGTAACGTTTTAATAAGCATCCATACGGCCATGTCATGGTCGTACTTATTATTTTTATCACTAATAATTGGAATTTCGCCAGAACCCTTAAAGTAATTGATATTATACTCGCGATGACCATCAAAGATATCAATGCATCGACGAGCAGTTTCAAGATGATTATAAGTCTTACAAGACCTAATTATCTTGGCAATCTTATTAAAGTAAGCGTTTGGACTAATCATGTATTTTATACATGACTAACATAAAATGTTTCAGATTCTATTTGCGAATTGGCTGAACGTGATAACATTTGCTGCAGCTCTGTGTCTTGCAGCTTGTTGTGCCATTTCCTGGTCTGGATCATTTGCAGAACCTTTTTCATATTCGCCTTCGCCCAGTGCTTCACCCTCACCCTGTTCAGGTTCAAATGGCTTAATCTGCTTTTGCTCTTGAATGAAGTCTTCAACACTCATAAGCTTCTTTCTTTTCTTAGCTTTACCAGGACCTGCTGGAACATCACCAGAACCTATTGCATCACCATTTGGTAAGCTGACATCACCCATACCACCAAGCATTGCAGGTGTAACCGCAGATAGATTTTCATTCTTTAGTTCATGGTAGTTATCGTTCGCCTGCTTGATATAGTTGTATGACTGTGAGATATGGTCTTGAATCCAACCTGGTAAATCTTTTTCTTGTGTACCAATCTTTTCTTCTAGATCCATTGCGGCATTGATAATAGATTCTAATTGACCAAGTGCCATACCAACTTCATGGTCATTTGCCTCAACAATAATATCGTGTTTTACAAGTACTGCTGCAACTGCCGCTTTGATTTCTTCTCTTAATTCTGCCTTGATTTGTGGATCTCTACTAAAACCAAATTGCTTCATGATTTTATGCATGAGTGGATCGATAAGCATCTTTAGTGCTTCGTTTACATAAGATTCTTTTACCTCTTCCGGTAAATCTTCATGTGGTGTTGAAGCAAAATCCTTAAGGTCTTTAAGAGTCATACCGTTGACTAGTTCCTCAACTTTGTCTCTATATGCATTATCAACATCAGACAGTTGCATATCGCCGGATTTAACAGCATATGCAACACCCATTAGACGTTGTTGTGATTTACTAGTGCTTGGCATTATAATTCAATCTTTAATAGTTTAACTACATCATTAAGTGTAGACTTATCATATTTGTAACCACGTACAGTCTTATCACCTAGTACTAAATCTGCATCATCTGTATAAACTGAATCACCGGCCAATGGGGCAAGAACTGCACTGATGTGCATTGCTTTAGTTGGACCTGCAAAACCTCTTGGTAGCTTTGCACCATATTCATCTTGAATGGCTTCTCTATCGTTGATAGAAAGATATACCTCTTCACTGAATTTGTAATCACCGTCCTTTTGGATAAGTTTTCTAAGAGTGATTTCTGCTAAATTATTATCTAGTTCCAAATCTTTAGCTTCATTAATAAAAGCTTCAAATAGTTTAATATATTTCATAATTATTATTTTTGATTTATTACCAGGCGTAATCTAGATTAGAAATCTTAGATACTCTGTCTTTAACATCCTTGGCGTATACCGCAGCTTCTTTCTTATAATAAGAACCTGATTCTGGTTCTTTTTTTAATTTATTTACATATTCAACATATCTTGAATATGAATCTAGGATATTTGCCATATGGTTTGATGCATCTCTCAGTTTAACTTCCTGACCCTTTGGAGAAGTACCGATTAAAAGATCGCCGTATCTACCCATTTCCATTTTCTTAGTAGCTGTCTTGATTTGATCTGCAAGTTCATTAACTGCATTTTCAACCATACCATCAATATCATCATTCATGGCTCTAGTCTGAAGGATTTCTCTATATCTCTTAGTGTTTTCAGCTTTAAAATCTTTGTCAGACATAAATGCAGTTGCACCTGCTTTTGCAGCATTTCTTTCACGTCTCATATCTAATGTAGACGGTAGAATATCTGGGTTGAACATCAACACTCTATCAGCCACTTCAGCAATTCTCTTTACATTGTAAAGACCAGATGCCTCGTAACCAGAATATCTTTTATCAACGCCGATAGTATCACTAGCACTATTCGTAGATGACATATTAATATCTTGACCATTCTTAGACCAATATCTTGAATAAGTTATACCTAAGAAATCATTTGAACCCGTTGCAACTGCAAGAAGTGTATTACCAGAAAGTTGTCTAACATATTTAGACGTGGCATATGGATTATCCTTTGGATTGTCTAGGATATAGAAGTAGATACCTTTCACCTTACTTTTATATGCTTCCATTGGATGAAGCTCGACAATTTGATCATCCGTAATCTGATCAAGCTTTACTTTTGTATAATTGTAAAGCGCCTTCATTGTTCTAGAATTAAAACCAGAAAGATTAAGCAGTGATGCTAATTTAGAAGACTGGAATGCCTCTGTAACAAGACCTTCATTAAATGCATATCCATCAACCTCTAGTCTATCCCATTCGCTTTTTGGCATAATACCAACGCCATCTTTAGTGTGGAGTGCATTAGTTTTAAGCATGATTTCCATCATCTTTTCCGCTGACTTCATTGAAGTGTGTTCGCTATAGAAGTGCATTTTCATTGTGCCTTCTTTCCAGTAGCATACGTAAGTTTCTTTTGCCTCATTAATAAATGATTCAAATGATTCGTAAATAAATCTCATTGGTTTGTTTTCAATTTGTTTAGTTTCATTAACAGATGCTTGTGGCTTTGCTGGTAATTGGGCTAGTGCTCTTTTACCAAACTTTGAAAGTGCAACACCATCTTCAGAAACATTAAAATACTGTGCATTTGCTTTCATCCATCTTTTACCATCCGCTGAGAATTCAGAAAGAAGGGCGTCAAACTGTTCTTGTGTTAGTCTACCATCTGCAATAGCATCTAGCATTTTGTTTCTAACAATTGCTGTCTTACCAGCTGTTTTTGCTGGATAATTTTCTGTGTATTTTCTCTTAAGAGTAATGTGGCGTTCGTTGAGTTCATCGTAAGATTCAACGACTGATTCAATTGGGTTAAATGATTCACCAACTAATTCAGCATCAGCATCCTTAAGACCAACTGCATCGTTTAATTCAGCTTCCAGCTTTTTCTTTTGAGCAGTTAAATCTTTTAATTTAGCAAGTAAATCTTCTTTATCTTTACCTTCAGCTGCCTTCCACATATCTACTGTATCCTTCATATCGGCTGTTATTTTACCCCAATCCTTTTGAATTTTATTAATTGAACGAGCTTCATTCATATCTTCAGTTTGATATTCATTGTAAACCTGCTTGAATTCCTTAAGATTACTAACCGGTTCATCGTACAATTCAACTGTTTCGTCTTCAACGTTAATGCGAATAGCTGAATCTTGATATTTAATATCTAAAATTAGTGTACCGTAGTCCTTTCCAATAGCTGTACCACCACTGATTCTCTTGCCTACCTTTTCAACCCAACCAGCTACAGTATTAACTAGAGAAGTAATACCTTTTCTTTTAGCAAAGTCTTTAATATTTGAAGGAACATATCCTTCGTTTACTGATTCGTTAGTTGGCTTCATTGGGTCAAATTGTTTGATGGTATTGTGTTTAGCATTTGTTGGAAAGTCCATTGCAGTTACGATGGTATCAGCCAATTTAGCCATCTCTCTTGCACCAGTTCTTGTGAATTCTAAATCAGTATCAGCTGCCTTAAACCAAACCCAAACTTTACCCTCTCTGATTGAGAATTGAACAATCCCTGGAATTTTATGGCCTTTGTAACCTGCAAATTTTACAGGCGCTGACCAACCACCCCAATTATCTGGAAGTTGGAACTCAACATTCATATTGAAATGAGCTTCATCCGAACCAAATACTTTAGTATCGTCATACATGAGTGAACCCTCGCCAGTAAATGTCATTAGCACTTGGTTGATATAACTCATAGAACTACCTCTATAAAGGGCTTTGGTTACATCGTTCATTGAACCTTTAACCTCAAATGATTTGCCGGCAAGTTCTTTAGCAATTTCTTTACCAAATGACTGAAGTGCTTTCATTGCAAGAGAGTTACCCCTTGAATCACCTCTCTGAAGAGCGGCTTTAACAGTGTTCTTATACGTATCCCCAGATAGTTCATTGATTACATCTTCGTTTACCGATTCTCTCATTAGATCTCTAACCTCATCGTTGAATTGACCATCATTAGATTTGTGGATAACATATGTTTCTTTATCCTTATCAAGGACCTGCTTCATTTTCTTAGCAGATTCCAA